CAATAAGGGCAGTTACTTCAGCTTGTGTTAGTCCTAATGCTGTTAGTTTAGCTAGTGCAGAAGCCTTTGCAGTTGCTTGTGCTTGTTGTATAGCAATTTTATTTGCTTCATCTTCAGCAAATTTAGCTTCTCTTGCATCAATTTCTGATTGCGTTAAAGCTACTTTTTCACCGATTAAATGGTCTTGTGAACCATCTTGTTCGTAGCCGTAAATGTTATTTTGATTGTCTTTGTATAGTTTCATTATCTTAATTCCCACCATCCGCCAAAGTTTGCATTACCATTCCAACTAATTGAATATGTTGTGCTGTCAGGAACAATCATAGAAAACTGTACTCTGTAACCTATTGAACCATTCATAGTCGGGTATATTGTTGAACCAGCAACTGTAAACACAAGATTACTTCCTTGATTAGAATTATCTGCAATAAATACAGTTACAAAAATTGGTTTACCAGTTGAATTCGTATATGTTGTTCCTGAAGAACGACTGCCTGTAACATTTGAATATGTTTGCCCAACACCTAAACCACTTGCTACTGGTGCTGTAGAAGTCCAAACAGAACCATTAGAAGTAAGTACATTACCTGAAGTGCTTGGTGAAGGTATTCCAGTAGTTTGTGTAGTCGAATCACTAAATGTAATTGATGGGCTAGAGCCATTAATAATAGTTGTCATTATGCTTTCACCTCATCGGCTGGTTGTTTAGCCCATTGGACTATTGCCTTCTGGCGTAATTTTTCTCTAGTTTCCATACTGTGTGTATATCCTTTACGAGATTCAGATAATTTTTGTTTTGTTTCTTCTGATAATTTGCGACCAGTTAATGCTTTAGAAACTGCTGGGTTTTTACGACCTTTTAACGATGCTGATATTTTGGCACGATTTTCAGGGCTACGATAAGCACCTTTATTAACTGATTTACCAATTTTTTTCTGGCGAAGATACTCTGTCATTTCAGGAGTATGCTTTTTGCCATAGAAAGGATTGCGTTCACCTTTCATGCTTGCACCCATCATGCCTGTTTCCTCGACCAAATTAGCCCATTCATCGCTATTGACAATATCGTGGTCAGCAGAGAACTTTTTAGCCGCTTTTAGGCATCTTTGCTTATCGGTATATACACCCATTACGCCGACTGTAATATCCTTGCCATGAACCTTTAAATGATTATTCCAACGAGTTCCGCTACCTTTGTAACTATAAATCCTGTATAGCAAAGATGTCTTGCAAAAGTACTTTAAGCCAGTTATGTTATGTTGCATAACTAGCAAGGCGGTAGGTGGAAAATTTTGATTAAGCATTTTCATCCGCAGGTAAAACTTGACCGCCTTCAGCTACCCATTTTAGGTAGGCTTGATAGTCTGTGTTGTCTTCAAGCATGGGAATAAAAGCACCATCAGATAAGCGTTTAATTGTTTTTTCTTCCATTAATTGATACATTTTATAACTCCGCACTTAAAGTAACTGCAATCCATCCTGAATTTGCAACACCAAAATAAGGTTGTCCATCGTTATAACCAGTATTACCACCACGAATACGAACACCATCATATTGAAGTTGCCCAATGTTTGTATCAAATGTGCTTACAATTTGATTAATATTCCAAGTTGATGATGAACCAGCTAATGAATAAGCGGTAAAACTTGTTTGTGAACCTGATACATATGTTGCTGTAGGCCCAGTTCTCATTGGACTAAATGTAAACGGCATATTAAATTCACTTGCCGTTGCGCCTGAACCTGATGCACGAATAACACCTACTTGACTGTTTGTTTGTGCAATAAGCAAATATTGGAAATAACGATAACAATTATATAGTTCGGTGCTATACATCCGATACTCAAATCCAGTAGCACTACTTCCTACTTCTAATTGCACGCCTGTGATGTAAAAGGTTGCTCCGTTTGTTCCTACTACGGATGTTGCTCCTGTGGCTGAAACATAATTGTTTGCAGACCATGAACCAGCAGTTCCGCTATATGTTGAGCCTACTCCAAGACCAAAATAAACTGCTAATCCAGCGGTATTGTCTTTAGCCCAAGTTCCTGTGGTATCGCCAGCTACAGTAATTGAAATTTGAGTCCATGTATTTGCTACAGGAATTGAATAAGTGAATGCATAAGACCTGTTAGCAGCTCCATTTCCGAAAGAACCGCCAAAAGTGCCTGTTAAACTAGATTGCACCCAAAATGACAATGTTACAGTTTTTGCATTAGCAGTTCCCCAGCCTAAATCGGCAACATTGTAGCCTTCAATTTTTTGTTGAAGTGAAAAGAAATCACCAGAGACAACAGAGTAAGCAGAAGATGAAGTTACACCTAAATAGTTAGTAAATCCGATTGGTGGGGTAACAGAACCAGCATTTTGCTGAGTTGTAAATTTTGATGCTTGAGTTATAAAGAAATACCATCTATCTAAAGTATATTGTCCATTAGTAGGAGTAACACTAGCACCAGCGTTTCTTTGGTCAATAACCATCGCACCATTGATAATGCGGTTCTTCATTATGGTTGCATTACCAGCACCTAAATTGCTTCCTGCTACGCTTGTTCCGATTATATCAGCATTGACTGTTCCGTAAGCCATTATGCGTACTCCTTATAGGCAAACTCGCCATGATATTTATTTCGTGCTTCCATAGCAACTAACTCCGCTAATTCAAGGTCTTTAAAGCCACCAAAATCTTTACGCTTGCCGTTGGCTTGAACACGGACACGCCATACTTTATCAACTTTACTCCAACTAACGCCTTTTACACCGCTTGTAGCATCTTTGCGAACTTTTGCATTTTGGGCATTTTGTTCAAGACTAGCTTCACGCAAGTTTTCAATCTTGTTATTAGAACGATTGCGGTCAATATGGTCTACAAACTGTGGTAAATAACCGTGGTGCATCATAAATACAATGCGATGAGTAAGGTAATGTTTGCCATTAATAATTACTTGGTAGGCGTTGTCATGCGGTCTATAAGTTCCAGCTTTTGAACCAGCTTTATTACGGCTACGACTTACCTTGTAATAGATTTCTCCATCACGATATTCAAACAACTCATTAAGCATTTCTTTACTTAATGGCATCTAATTGCTCCTGCGTGGGCTTAACTAAAGTTGGATGATTCCAAGCCTTGATATAGTCTCCAGCACCATTAGAATCATTTTGAAGTGTAATAACACCACTAGCAAAATCAAAGTTTGCAAGTTCAGGATATAGTTTTATGATTTTTTCGTACATTATGCTGCCCTTACCATTGATGCTTGAAAATATGTTAATGATGACCCACTATAAGTATTATGTGAAACACCCCCATTTTGAAAAGCATATATTTGAATGTAATCAGTAGAGCCATTCATATAAATCAATGCTGAAGCAGGAACAAAACAATCTTGTCCATTTAATCCACTAATTCCAGAACCTCGTTTAAATTCAGAACCATTTTTATAAATACTAGTCATCCCCAAAGATGAGCCAATACCACCAGCCCATCCTACATTTGCTGTTACTTGATAATAACCAGCTACAGTAGGCGTAAAAGCGTAAGTTGAAGTATTAAAATTTGTGTTTGTATCAAATTCTTTTGTATTTATTTGAACTAGTGTAAATACTGCGGTAGAAATTGATTGGCTTGAACCAGCATAAGCACTAAACGCTGGCATATTACCGCTAACCATTACTGTGCCAGTAGCAGCAGGAAGGGTCGCAGTATTAGTACCAGCTACGCTTGGGGCAGCTAGGGTAATTGCCCCGCTTGTATCGCCAGAAATTACGATTGAACTCATTATTTATCCTTAAAAAACTATCCAGCGTTGACCCGCTGGAATGGTAACTGTTGCGCCCGCATTGATTGTAATTGGGCCAACTGATTCGGCATTATAACCTGTAGTTAGTGTATAACTAGTAGTTACAATGGCTTGGTTTTGTACAAAAACTTGGTCTGGGCCACCACCTGTTGCACCTCCGCCAATTTGACTCCAAGCAGTTCCGTTATAGCCTTGAAACTCAGAGACAGATGTGTTAAATCGAATCATGCCCACAGCAGCATTAGCAGGCTGTTGTACGGTATTGCCAACGGGGATTTCTAATGCGCCGTTGCTTAGTACAATAAGTGTGCTATTAGCACTATCCCACTGCAGGTGTGAGTCTACGTTACTATTTGCTAATACAGACACAACACTGTTTGCGTTTTTGTAATACAAAATACCATCGGCAGTATTTACCGCCAACTCACCACTGGCCAAGTTTGCCGCGGCGGGCACATGTCCAGCCGTTGGGCTGTAATACATCTGAATTGTAGTATTGCCAGAAGATGCCATGTTTATACCTTTAAGTATTCTAAAACTTCTGATGGTTTTAGAAAGCGTTCATTTTTATGCTCTGTTGCTTCCCACCAAAGAAACTGATTCTTTGCTAGGTGTTCTCTGCCTTTCAGCAAATTAATATTTTCAGGGTGTCCGTATATCAGTGGATCAGAAGGTCCCCACAATACTACACCTTTTATTCCTTCGTCCCAGCCAAGGTGTTGGAAAAAACTATCTACTCCAATCCATGTGCGGCATTGCCAAAGTAATTCCCTTAATGCACTAATCGGCAAGTCAGTTCTAAAATCAGGAACTAGCTGCTTTTCGCCCGTTACGCCAACTTGCACAATTGGCTCATCAATTAATTCAATCAATCCTTCCCAATACGGATAGTTCTTGGGATTTTGTTTGCCGTTACGTAGTTTTTGGGCGTATGGTGCTATGATAATCATAAATACATCTTCCGATACGCGTCTTCTAAACTACCTTGCCACTTCCACTGGTCCATTTTTTTGTAGATGTTCCAAGTATCAATATCGCCAAACAACTGCTGCGCTTCTGCTATCGGTCTACCTTGAATTACTTCAGGATAGCATGTAAAAATAAGGGGATTGCGAACAGCAGGCAAAACGTGACTAAAGACAATATGATCGCCGAGACCGCAATTAAGAACGACAATAGTATGGTCTTTGTACTTAAGGACATTTCTAAATATTTGCTCATCGTGCTCGTACATCTCCCGCTTTGTCTCACTGCGAATGCCACCCTGTGGGTTTTTCATGTGCCACGTTATTGCGTCAGGCACTGCAACAACTTCATAACCTTTTTGACGCAAACCATACGTAAACAAAGTCTCTTCGCGGTGCGCTACCCTTGACAGGCCAGTGTTGTAATCTACAACTCCAGCGCGATACAAAAATGTGCAGTGTAAATGCTCAACTTGTTTAGTGACCTTAATGTTGCCCCACTGAATATTGGGCTCATTATCAATGTTGTCAATTTTACCGCTAACTAGGCTTGTATCTGGCATGTATGGCGGAGTTAACACCGAACCGCCTACTGCACCAACGCTAGGCTGCACCCAACGGTACAAATTTTCTAACACATTGGGCTCTGGTATCGCATCATCATCGCAACGCCATACCCAATCATAGCCTTCTGTATTAGCAGCTTGGTGGATGTGGTGCTGGCCTTTTTTGCCTGCAAACCGCCACTCCCACTCAATCTTTTTTGCGTCTAACATCTGAAAAAAGTAGCTGTAAATCATCTCTTTTCGCATGTCTTGCGGCTCATCGTTATCATCAAACACAATCAGCTTGTCTACTGGTTTGGTTTGATTAATAACTGCGTTTAATACTAATGGCAGCGTGGTAAAGTATCTGCCACGCGTTGCTATTGAGCAAAGAACTTTAGGCTGCATATTTGCTCGCTAACTTTGCTTCATTTTGGGCAAATACTTGTGCCCAATTTTGTACTAGCTCAGGGTCCAACACAGTGCCTTCAGCTGCGTGGTAGATTGGGAACGAACCATCATCAAAGTTCAAATCAATCTTAAATCCAGCGTCTTGTGCTTTTGCACAAAACTCAATGTCTTCACAACCACCGACGCCATACTCTTCGTTTAGCAAGCCAATCGTATCAAACACTTTGCGGTCAATCATCACACAGAAAAACACTGCAAATCGGCGTTTGGTGATGTGTGAATACTGAGACCACACACCTGATATATCGCCTGTGTCTAACATCTTAAGCCACTGGTTCTTATCTCGTTCTAGCAGCACCGTATCGTTGTTTAACAATATGATGCGGTTAGCGCTTGCTAACTTAATACCTTCGTTTGTAGCCTTTGCAAACCCAACTGGCTCATCATTCCATACGGCTTTTAAGTTTGGCACTACTGTCGACAAATAAAACAAATACTGCTTGGTGTTATCAGTGCAGCCATTAGCTGACACAATTAACTCCACATCTGCCATGTCCGTGTATTGAATAATCGATTCAATACAGGGCTTTAAATACTTTTCGCAGTTGTTGTACGTAGGTATGACGATGCTATATTTTTTCATCCCAACATTATAATACAACCCACCGATTTCCTGCAGGAATTGTTACCGTTACACCCGAATTAACTGTCATAGGTCCAACTGATAACGCATTACGTCCTGCAGTAACCACATAACTAGTACTGACAGTATTGGCATTTTCCAACAAACCATTACTAGCTATGTGTTGCGGTGCTACTAAATCGCCAGTTCCCGGATTAAACGTATAAGACGCACTAACGTTTGCTGATGAGAACGTGCCAGTGGTTGCGTTGGCAAATACTGGGTAATATACCGAATTGGCTGTCGCATTACCTAGCGTAGCACCACCACTAAAGTTAACCCAAACTGGTGCAGCGCCTGATCCTAATGATTCTAATATCTGACCCGATGTGCCATACGAACCACTAAACCCTATCGCACCTGATGGGTTAATTGTCATTGCATCAGTTGCACCACTATTGACAACAAAGTGGATCGCGTTAGATGCGTAAGTACCAATTGCTAAGTCAGACGTTGCGGCAGCTAAATATACGTTGTTTGCCTGACTAAATGCACCTGTGCCAGTAAAGCCCGTGGAATTGATACCAAACTCACCAAAACCTGCTGTTGCGTTAGCGTTATTATTTGATACGTTAAAGTTGGTTGATGCAACACTACCGTTACTGGTGTTTTGCAAGACCATCTGGTTGTACGAATTAACGTTAGAAGCAAACGAAGCTAAAATGTTTGAATCTGAATAGCCAAGCGAACCTACACTAAATACTCCAGAATAACCTGATGATGCTGTGCTTCCTGTGCCAACATGGAACGGCGCGGATATTGCACCTGTAGAACCAGTGAAAAACACTGCGTTGGTGCTATCGCCATACGCGGTTTGGTTTGTTCCAAGTGCTGGTACGCCAACTAAATAATACGCAACAGCAGAAGTGGTGTTGGTAGCGTTAATAGTGGTTGATGGGCCATTCAGGCCGCTGTAACCGCTGTAGCCAGATGTTCCTACTTGACCGCTATATCCACTAAAGCCACTGTATCCTGAAATACCGCTAGAACCTGTTGCACCAGAAATACCGCTAAAACCACTATAACCAGAATAGCCTGATGTTCCCGTAGAACCGTTTAAACCACTATATCCTGAGTAGCCGCTGTATCCGCTAAAGCCAGATGTACCTACTTGACCACTGTATCCGCTAAAGCCACTGTAGCCAGAAATACCGCTGCTGCCCGTTGCGCCAGAGATACCACTAAAGCCACTATAGCCAGAATATCCTGATGTACCAGTTGTTCCGTTTGAACCACTGTAACCTGAGTAGCCACTAAAGCCACTATAACCAGATGTACCTACTTGACCGCTGTATCCACTAAAGCCACTGTAGCCAGAGATACCACTGCTGCCCGTTGCGCCAGAGATACCACTAAAGCCACTGTAACCTGATACACCAGAACCGCTGTAGCCAGAAATACCACTGTAGCCAGATATGCCACTGTAGCCAGAGACACCACTAAATCCACTAAAGCCAGATGTACCGCTGTAGCCAGAGATACCACTAAATCCACTGTAGCCAGATGTGCCACTATAGCCAGAAATACCACTAAATCCACTGTAGCCAGAGATACCACTATAACCAGATGTTCCTATTTGGCCGCTGTAACCAGATTTACCACTATATCCACTGTAACCACTGTATCCAGAAAATCCACTAACGCCGTTAACAATACCTAAAATAACGGGTTCGTTATTTGGTAAATTGGTTGTGCCAGTGCCATGCGATTTTATTAAAGTTACTGGATAATTCCAATAACTTGTAGAAGTATCTGGGTTAGTATTGGTTGGTGTTCCAGTTACTTGCCAAACTTGATAATTGCCGCTATCAACTTGGTCTTGAATAATAAATTCTTCACCGTTAATGATATTTGCTAAAAAAATATCAATATCAATATTGGTTTGGGTTAAGTGCGAAACACTAATTACTGTCGCACTAATTTGTGTGGCGTTGTTCCACAACAAAAATCCATCACCGGGATAACCAGATGTAGCTGTTGTATTGGTTTTGTATTGGAACGCAACTGTAGAGTTGCCGGGGGTTCCAGAAAAACCACTATAACCGCTATACCCACTAAAGCTAGAATAGCCAGATGTGCCACTGTAGCCAGATGTACCACTATAGCCAGAGGTGCCGCTATATCCACTGTAGCCAGAGATACCGCTATATCCACTGTAGCCAGAGATACCACTATATCCACTGTAGCCAGAGATACCACTATATCCACTGTAGCCAGAAATACCACTATATCCAGAAATACCACTGTAGCCACTATAGCCAGATATGCCTGAGAAGCCGCTATAGCCACTGTAGCCGCTTATTCCAGATCCAGAATACCCAGATATACCTGAGAAGCCAGAAAGGCCTGAAACGCCACTATAGCCCGAAATACCGCTATATCCACTGTAGCCAGAGATACCACTGTATCCCGAATAGCCAGAAATCCCTGACCAACCACTGTATCCGCTATAGCCAGAGATACCAGAGCCGCTGTAACCCGATATGCCCGAGAAACCAGAAAGACCAGACACACCACTGTAGCCAGATGTTCCGCTATACCCGCTGTAACCTGATATACCAGAGATACCAGAGTAGCCAGAGATACCAGACCAGCCGCTATAACCACTGTAGCCAGAGATACCAGATCCAGAATAGCCAGAAATACCAGAAAAGCCAGAAAGGCCTGATACGCCACTAAAACCTGATATGCCGCTATATCCAGAATATCCACTGATACCCGAATAACCGAACGCGCCACTGATACCAGAGTATCCAGAAAAACCACTGGTTCCTGATTTACCGCTGTATCCAGAAATACCAGAAAAACCACTGTAGCCAGATACACCACTAAAACCCGATGTACCTATGCCGCTATAACCAGAGTATCCACTGTAACCAGACCAGCCAGAGATAGGGCCAATAACTTGTTGTGTGCCATCGCTGTAATAAATTACTAAATCGCCGTTTGATGGAACGTAAACAATTGTAGTGATCAGTTTGCCGGGCGACGCAGCATTGGCAATCTGTGACACAGACGCCTGCTTTGTTACTCCGTTTTGTACCAGCGGTACCTGTTCGTTACCAGTTAAGGTGATCGCAACAGGCAGCTGCGTTATCGACTGATCTGCCATTTGTTTTTATTAAGTATAAGTAAATGCGCCGTGCGCTGTTGCAGTTCCAAACGGAGAAATCACAGTTAAGTCTACTAAGCCCGCAACAGCGTATGCTGGAGTCGTGGCAGTAAGTTGTGTAGAGCTAACTAATTCAAACGTGCAATCTACGCCACCTAGTTTTACAGTATTTACGCTAGTAAAGTTTTCACCATTAATGGTTACTGGTGTTCCACCTGCTTTTGGTCCAGTGTTTGGCGTTATTGTGCCAACATACGGGAACAAGGTCATTGGTGAATACGGGAAACTTAATGTATTCAAGTCGCCTTGTGTGTTTCCACTGTATGGTGATACTCCATCAATAAATATGGAGTTTTCATCTTGGAAACCACCTTGGGTTAATATCTGGTTACCACCAATTGGTCCTGTAGCTACTGAAACGTCTGGTCTTGGATGACGTAATGCAATATTCTCTGTTTGTAATGCTGGTAAACGCCATGGATCAAAATCATCCCGATCTTCTGCGCACACGCGCATGCCCGGGAAATTTGGATCAGGCATTAAGTCTACGTAGGGAAACTTTCTGCTGCAGCGATCGCATATTCCAATCGCTACAACAGAGTTTCGGCTAGTATCTAAGTAGACAGGCATTTAATTGCCTTAAGCGGTTTGACCGTCGTTTTTGATCAGTTTACCAGTTACAATAATACCTACAGCATACGTGCCTGTACTTGTTTTTAATTGCCACTGAATATCAGTCTTTTGACTGTATGCAAACGGATCTTGTGAACGTGTTGCGGTATAAATTGAAGTAAAAGGCTGTTGTAAAATAGATGACTGAACACCTGTTACGTTATTATTTGTAACAACGTTATAAACAAGATAGTTGCCGCTGGTGTAACTATTAGACGTGTTAGCTTCTACATAATCTAAATAGAATGTGTATCCATTTGGAACAGTGTAGATAGTGCTCTGTGATTTACCAATACCAGTATTAATCTGGGCTAAAGTATTTGAACCTTGCTTAACACTAATTGCACCTTGGTTGGTGTTGTAACCACTTCCCGGTTTTGTTAAAAACAAGCTGTTAACACGCAAATAGCTGTTAGTTGTTACTGTGTTGCCGCTTGCAATTGTAACGGTTTCAGATAATGGGTTAAAGTTTGCATCTAAACCATTAATTAAAACAGTAGCACCAATGTCGCTAGCAGATCCGCTTGCTACGTTTGCTGTTGCAGCAGACGCTGGAAAGGTATACGTAGTTGCGTTTTCCCAAATAGGAATAGACGTTGTTGTTACGTTTGCTTGATAACCAAAAATACTAACGGTTGTGTGGCCAGCAATTTGACCGCGAGCAACTTGCAAGTCAAACGGCTCGTAAGCCCCGACCTTAGTTACCGATTCAAAAGATGAAGGATTTTGTTGTAAGTTTGTTACTAAATTCGATGCCATAATAATTTCCTTTTAAAGTTAATGCGGGGGCATATCGCCCCCGAGGCAATTATTATGAGTTGGTGTAACCTTGACCAACGTTGATGATCGAGCCAGTGTAGTTACGTGCTGTGTATTGGGCTTGGAATATGCCAGAAATACCGCCAGCGGTCAACGCAGTAACGTTAGCTGCAGCAAAAGTCAAAGTTGCATCTAAAGTACCAACGTTAGAGATAACGTTAGCAACTGCAGCAGATTGAGTAAAGCTGATTCCGATCACACCACCAGTTGTGCTTGGGGTAATTGTGCCAATTGCAGTAACGGTGTTAGAACCACCGGTTGGAGAAGGCTGTGTCAAAGATACAGTGATTACGCCGCCAGCCAAGTTAGCTGCAGAAGTAGTTTGGTAAAGAGAAACGTTTTCGATAATTGAGCCGGCTGGTAACACGAATGGAGTTACGCTAGTTTGGCCAATATCGGCAGTGGTGAATGTTACAACGCCAGAGTTAGAAGCTGTAATTGGATTGGTAATGTAGCTTTCTTGAGTACATACTGCTGCACCGGTGTTATCTGGAGCGATTACACCATTGTTAGTTGGGTTATTGTACTTATTAATGCGTACTGGTTGATTAAATGTTACGGACATTTGAATTGTTTCCTATCAAGAGTTTATAGCCCCACTCAGTCGCTTGATCGTCTACTGGGAAGGAGCAGTAGTCTGTTGGGGGCGAATCTTCCTATACTTACTAATGCAAACTATTTGCCAAAAACGCCCTAAACGGTGTATTTGTTTGACTTTTTGACGTTTTCAACGCCGGGGATAACTCTAAGGTTGGAAAACACATGTAAACCAGAGACATTCTTGCCCTGCAAGGGAATAATGTGGTCTACATGGTAAGGGGTACCAGATGCTTGGGAAAGCATGGCAGCTACTTGATATTTTGCCACAATAAGGTGGGCGTCAGGATCCCAAGATGGGGTTCGTTGTAGTTGTACAGCACGGCGTTTGCCTTCATAGGCAGCTCGTTTGTCTTTGTTTTCGGAAAACCATTTACGGTTTATTTCATTATGTATTTCTATGTTTTCTTGTCGCCATTTTTCTTTTGATTTAGCTGCTTTTTCTGGGTTATTTATTGCCCATTGGCGAGCACGTTCTTTGGTAAGCTCTTTATTTCGCTCGTACCACTCTTTACGTAATCGTTTTGCGTTTTCTAAATCTCTGGCCATATAAATATTATAATTGAAAAAGCCCAACCTTGTGGGCTGGGCTTTTTGCTTTTATTACAAAATGCTTATTACAATCCGGCTGTACCGAAAATATTACGAGCATCGTGCCAACCTAAAGCATAACGCTCGGTTGCTTTGTAACGCATAGAATCAGTCTCAAAGTCGCCTTCCATAGATTTCTCCATTGGACGACGCATAACGAGCATGAGACCATTTTCAGCATCGGTCTGGATCCACCAAGCCTTGGAAGAGCTCAAACGGGTTACAACGTGTGTACCCTTTGGAAGCATACCAGTAGACTTAATTGGGTTCAGATCGTTGTCAGCTGTGCCAGAACGGAGAACTGACTTCAGAATTACTTCTGATTGGAACTCGAGTGCTGGTGGAACAACTAACTGCTCAGCTTTCAAACGGATACGCTTACCGTTGTTGTCAACTGCAGAGCGGATCTGGATGAGCAATTGCTCAACAGAAGTTTGGCTCAAAGAAGCAGCTGTAGACAACTGGTTAGAGTAAGAACCGCCGTTAGCGATTGGGTGAGCGGTGTTGATCAAAGTTACGCCGTCGCCGCCTACGTAGCCAGCTGTGAACGCAAAGTTCAACAAGTTAGCGCACAAGGTTTCCTTGGTTTCAATCATGGATTGAGCCAAGTGCTTAGCGAAGGTGGAACCGATACGGATGTGATCGCCGTCTTCCATCAAAACTTTGGTCAAGGCGTATGCCAAGCCATAGATTTGGTAGATGAAACGGGTGATGTACAGCGTACCGCCTTGATCGTAGCTAACTGGAGTGCCATCAGGCATTGCAGGAGCTGCGTTCATACCATAAAGCATTACTTCTTCATGGTAGTTACGTGGAATACCTTGGATTTCTTCTACAAAACCCTTCCACTCATCGTCGCGTTGTTCATAAACGCCATCAAAGACTTCGTTGATAATCGGCTCGACTACCGCACGAAAGTCTGTACTACGCATTGGGGTTGCCATTGCTTATTCCTTTCGTATTAAATTAGACCGATACCGAATTGGCAGCGAATGTATTGTTAGCGATAACAACTTGAACGATTGTGTAAGCATCGCCCCACTGGTTTGTATTTCCAGCTGGGTATGCTACTTCACGTCCGAGACCAACTACACGAACTTGGCCTTGGTTACCTGTACCAACAGAAGTTGCGAGCAACGCTGTGGTAGAGAAACCAGCGCCACCTGTACCAATGGTATAACCATCAGTTACGAGGGAGTTAGCGGTTGTGTCAAAGTTGTACTCAGTTCCGATAGCGTTTACGTTAGCAGAACCGTTAACTTGGATTTCATAGACCAAAGCTGGGTCTTGGAAAATCCAGAAAACGATCTGGGTAGCAGCTGCTAGGGAAGTTGCAGTAATAGATTTACCAACGGTACGGCGGCCTTCAGCGGTGGTGTACTCTACACCATCAAATGAGCCATATACCTTACCGCTTGCAGCGGTTTGGTTAGCGATTGTTAACTGGCCTGTTGAAGTGATCGCTACTGGAGTGTACTGGTAGAACGCAACTTGCGCGCCAGATAAAGAGTAGGGAGCACTATAAGCACCTGCAGTGGTACTTGTGAGGTTATAGTTGTTGGTGCCAACGAATGGTACCGAACGATCTAAACCGCTTGGGTGGTATGCAGGCTTCAGACCAAAGGGTTGAAATGTTGCTGACATATTGTCACTTTTCCTTTGTTATTGAAGTTATTGAAAACGAATGTTTTTGTTTGCCTTCGATGCTTCCTTTTCCATTTCCAATAAACCACCTTCCAAGAGTGAACGTCCGCCCTTGCCTTCACCTGCATTACCACGCACTTGTGCGGTGATGTTGCGTTGGTGCTCGAGGGGATCCTCGAGGTGCAATAGCTTCATTACTTCTTGGTAGATGTCTTCTGGTAACTTGAAGAGAATCATCTCATTGCAACTTACACAGCCTTCAAACTTGCCCGAACTCATCTTGCCCAGCGTTCCAAAGCCATTTCCTAATTCCTCGGCTTTCACTGGCTCATAGCCCAATGCGATACGTTTGTCGATACTGTCGTATGTGTTAGTTGTTGACAACCAGCACAAGTGGAACCCGGGGATTGTTCCCGCGGGAATGTCGGGCAGTGCACTATTTGCCCACTTGTCTCTGAACGCATCAAGGCGTTCGCGACGTGCGATATCATCAGGAGACGCTGTTGTAGAGCGCTCTAATACTTCTTGAACTCGATCGGCCATGCGATCTTCTAAGTCCCGTTTAATTCTTGTGTTTGCCATTTTGATTATCCTCTATTTTGGCGGTCATACGCTGCGTATGCCCGGATCATTTTGTTTCGTCTATTTACATCATCCCACGCGCCAGCGTCTTTAATTGCTTGAACACGCTCACGACTCAACGTAATTGTGTTTTTGCTTGCTGCTGGTGACTCTGATCTGCTAGAAGCAGTAGGGCCAGCTGAGCGTTTGCTGGGTTTTTCGCTCTTTGTCGTTTGATAACGATGTGGGAGTCGGCTTTGTAAACGATTATCAAGCTCATCCCAATATTCTGGGTCCGCTGGATCCCATCCATCGGCTGCGAGCTCCTGATCTATTACTTTGGCAATTCTACTATCTGTATCTCGAGCCTGTGGGTCAAACCAATCGTTCTTTTTTAACCAACGAGTAGCATTTTCTTGTACTTCAGTGCTAACTGGGTTAGGAACGTTTTGTTTTGGCGCCTTAGCAGCCTCGATTTGTTGTTTTTTGTAATGCTGAATCTGTTGCAAACGTTGTTTAGCGTCTGTTAACTGTTCTAAGTACTCCACTTGAGCTGCAGCATCGCCTTGTTGGGCTGCTTGTAGCATTTTCATCTTAGCGTACTCGACTTTTGTTGCTTCATCTTCCAAAGTCTTGTCAATCTGGGCAATACGCAGTGATTGTGCGCCATTTTCCAGTGATGCTAAGCGTCTTGCTAACTCTTCGTTACGCTTTTCAAGTGAATTAATCTTGTTTTTAGCGGAAATTTCACGTTGTCTCTTCAGATCTTTCTTTAATCTGCGCTCTTCGCGGCGAGCTTCACGGATTTTTTCACGTTCTTCATCAGATTCACCACTATTTTCTTCTTCGTGGTCGTCTTCATGGTCTTCGTCATGCTCATCTTCCGACTCTGCAGCTACTTCGACCTTTTCTTGTGCCTCAGGTTCAAATTCTTTTGGTAATTTGACCTTTGCAACGGCTGAGCCGTCTTCAAGTTCCTTCACAGGAACATCTTTTTCATTT